GGCTAATGTTAGACAAAGTAATCTATTTTCACGACCTTATTTATATAGTGTTATCATTTCTCCTCCACCACCTATGCTTCCTAAGTATAGTTCTGCTGCACTACAAAATTTGTTTCTCAATTGTGAATCTGTAAATATGCCAGGTTTTGTAATGGCCACTAAAGAACATAAAACATATGGTTTAAAAAGAGAATATGTTTATGAAAAACTTAATAATACATGCACTATGGGTTTTTATCTGAGCGATCAAATGTTTGAATTTAATTTCTTTAAAGATTGGTTAGATCATATAAATCCTGGAGATGTAGGTCGTCTAAAATATTATGAAGAATATGTATCAACTATAACAATATATCAATTATCACGAATGGAAAAAGGTACCGATGAACCCTCTGATGAATGGAATCGAACATTTGGAGATGATTTAAGAGTTATGCAGCAATGTAAATTAGTTGATGCCTATCCTAAATCAATATCAGATTTACAACTTGGTCACGAAACAGCTGGAAGTATTCAAAAAATGTCAACGGACATTATGTTTCGTAAGGCTGTCTATACAGATTATCTCAAGAAAAGTCAAAAGGAAAGAGCAGGTGGTTTATTGTCAGACAGTTTTGGTGCTATGAATGCACTAAAAGAATTTGATGTCACATTAGACAGTCCGTTCACAAAATTAACATTGCCAAAAATGTCAAATATAATAAAACAAGAAAGAGCCGCTCTACCAGCAACATTTACAGGTTTTACTAATGGTATACCGGTCTAAAAAAGTATAATTATAAACATCATTTTATATAGGAGTGAATGAAATGGGATTACCAGTAATAACAGTACCAAAATATAAATTAACAATTCCGTCAACGAATAAAGAAGTAAGTTTTAGACCTTTTTTAGTTAAAGAAGAAAAGATTCTATTAATTGCGATGGAAAGTGATGATGAAGAACAAATGACAACCGCAATTAAAAATATTATTGGAAATTGTGTAGATAACACACTTGATATCGAAAGTATGCCAATGTTTGACATTGAGTATATCTTTTTACAATTAAGAAGTAAATCAAAAGGTGAAATGGTTGATATGTCATTTGAATGTGATAAATGTAAAAAACAAATTCCAGTACAAATTGATTTATCAACAATAAACATACAACGAACTGAAGGACATACTAATAAAATACCATTATCAGATGATGTTGGTGTAATGATGAGTTATCCTTCAATGCAAATACAAAAGACTATTAAACAAGACCAAACAGATGTAGAAAATATTTTCAATACAATATCTTCATGTATTGAATCTATATGGGATAAAGAAACAGTATATTCAACAAAAGATCACACGCGAGAAGAACTGGATACATTTTTAGAATCTTTACCTGATAACTCATTTACTAAGATTCAAAAATTCTTTGATACAATTCCAGTATTAAAACATACATTTGAATTAAAATGTACGAACAAAAATGGTAAATCAAAAAAGGCTAGTATGTGTGGATGGAAAAGTGAAAAGACCCTGGAGGGTCTAGGATCTTTTTTCGTGTAAGCCTTGGTTCCGAATCGGTAACTAACTATTACCAAACCAATTTTAGTTTGATGCATCATCATAAATGGTCGGTAACTGAGGTAGAAAATTTAATTCCATGGGAACGTGAAATCTATTTATTGTTATTAATGAAATGGATAGAAGAAGAAAATGAAAGAAATAAACAACAACAAATGCAACAAGGGTAATTACTAATGGCCACACCAGAAGAAAAAAGACACCAAGAAGGAATAGGTTTTGAGAAAGAGAATTTAAAAGCTCTGCAAAAAATCAATGAAGCCATTAAAGAACAATCAAAAATCCTCGGTAAACCTCCTGAAAAAAATGTAGAAGAAATCAAAGAGAAAAAAGCGGCTGATCGTGCATTAATTGATGAATTAAAAGCTATGTTCAAATCTACCATTGGTGACAAAGATGGTAAAACAGGTTTCATTGCCAATATTAAGAAGATGATGTTGAAATATTCTAAAATTCTTACGACTCTTTTAGGCGTTGGTATGATTGCGTTATTTTCTCAATTAGACATGAAACAGCTGAAAGAAATGTGGAAATCTTTAAAAGGTGCCTTAAAAGCAATGTATGATGTATTAGCACCAATTGCGGTATGGCTTTGGGAATGGTCAAAAAACACTTTATTACCAGAAACAGTAAAAGGTTTAATAAAATTCTGGAAAGCTATAGAAACAATGTTTGTGGATATTAAAGCCAACTTTGAGGGTTGGAGCGAAATGACCTCGACAGAAAAAATTGAGGCTGTAGGAAAATCATTTAAATCTATAGGTAAATTTTTCTCTGAAACAGGTAAAATTCTTATAGACTGGGTAGCAGGATTATTTGGAATTAAAGGTGGTATATTTAAAGACGCAAAGAAAGATGAGCAGGCTCTGAAAGATAAGCAAAAAGATACTAAGGATAAAGTTGTAGAATGGTTTGGCAATGTCTTAGGTTTTGCGGTTGGAACATTAGCAATTAGTAAACTTTTTGGTAAATCCTGGGTTGCAAAAACGCTCACCGCACCATTCAGATTGGCAATTTGGTCAATTATGTTCGCCGGAGGTGGATTAGTAAATATCATTTCAAAATCCCTAGGAATGCAATATAGAGTTCCTGGTGGTGCCTTTAGTGGTGCAGGCGGTCTCCACGGGGCCCCTGATGGTGATAGTAAGACAACGGATAAAAAACCAAAAGGTGGCCCTAAAAGAGATCCTAAATCCGGAAAATTTGTAAAACAACAAAAAGGCATCTGGAATGCCGTCAAAGGTATGTTCTTTAAAAGTAAAGGATTCCTTCTTAGAGTCGGCTCAGCATTAATAATGCCATTAATGACTATGGGTCCACTTGGTTGGGGATTACTTGCGGGTCTCGCTGTCGGTGCTATAGTATATTCTTATTGGGATGAGATATCTTCAGGAGCAGATGCTGCATTCAAATATATGAAAGATGCTATGAAAGACCTTATGGGGATTTTGAAAAGTGTTATGAAGGGTGCTAAAAATATGGCAGTTGATGCACTCCGTGGAATTGGGCTGAATAGTCTTGCAGATAAATTAGCGGGTACTGTTGAAACAGAGCCACCACCTTTAAAAACTTTAGACGAATTGAAAGACGAAGAAGAAGGTGGAGCAAAACATTATAAAGACCTCGAAAAGAAAAGAGATTTTGCTGAAGGTGAGTTAGAGGCTCTGGAAAATGAGTCAATGAGATTGGCCAGATTGAAAACGGGTACTATAGGTAAATTTGGAACAGCTGGTGATGTTGGTTCAAAAATGGCAACCAAACGAGCACAAGTATCTCGTCTTAACGATCAAATTACCGAACAAGAATTACAAAACAAGAAAAAAGAAAAGAAACTAATTAAAGACATGGCTGTTAAGATGGAACAGTCTAAACTACTAAATGTAGACATTAGTGGAACAGGTCAAGCAGGCTTTGATAACTTATCAGGTGACGCAAAACAGAAAACAAATCTTCTTGCTAAAATGTTTGGTGGAATGAGAATGACTTCTGGTGCGAGATCAAGAGAAGCGGGTGATGACGCAATGCTCCATTCAAAAGATGGTATGAGGAAATATAAGAAAAAATGGCGAGACTTATTAACTAAACAAGGTATTGCTTTAGATTCTGCACCTGGATCAGAAGAAAGACAACGAGCAATAGATGCATTACGTGCAGGTGGTATGATGTCACAACATGAACATGGCAATGCAATAGATTTTAGTTATCCACATCCATTTAGTAAAAAGAATTTTAGTGGATTAGAAACAACACTTAAAGGAGCTTTTCCGGGTGCTACATTAGTTCCAGAATCAGATCATGTACATATGTCGTTTAATAAAAATAAAAGTGGAATACAAGTAGCTCAATTACAAGCCGATTCTGGTATAATCAATAGAGCAGCAAATGGTCAAGGGGGTGCTGTTCCTCCTACAATAATAAACAAAGGAGGAGATACTGTTAATAATTCTCCACATTCTATTACAACACACCGACAAACCGTCAATCCTCAACCCGAGTTAAATGAAAGAACATAAAAAAAAGAGGACCTGGAATTAACCAGATCCTCTTTCTCCACCCCTTCAAGGCAAATGCCTTCCCTCAGGACTTACTGTTCAGCCAACTTCTTAAAATACTCCAAGTTGTCTGAATCTGTTTCAGGTGCATCTACAGAAGCAACTGGATCACCAGTACTCTCCTCAATACTACCAACAAACTCATCTCCTTGATGAGCAATAACAGTATGAAAACGAGCTTCAAGTTCCTGATAAGGTTTAAAATTATCAGCACTTACTAACTCTAATAATGGATACTGTTGTTTCCAAACTTCCTCACATTTATCATCATCACCATCATGTAGTTTTGATGGATTTGCAAATTCAGACTTATCATAATTCACATACCCATCTACCTGACGAATCTTAATTTTGAAATCTGCACCTTCCCAGAAATCAAAAGGATTCAACGGGGTTTCATCTTTGAACTCCGGATTCATAACACCCGTAATCTTCTCAAAGATTTTCTTTCCGTAACGAAAGAGAAATACTTTACCTTCATTCTCTTTATTAGCACTATCCTCTAATACAAGAATATTAGAATAATAGCTTAATTTTCGTTTACGAGCTCGGGCTAAATCCTTATCAGAATCAATACCAGAGTTCCACAAAGATGTATTAGCTTTAGAAACTGGATCATCTTTACCAAGAGTGGTTAAAGAGTTTTCGATATACCATCCACCCGGACCTTTGAATCCGTGTGACCAAAGTTGTACCCAAGGTGTATCTTCATCTGCAGTGGCGGGAAGGAAACGAATCACGGCATAACCATTACCAGATTTATCACGTTCACATTTCCAAATACGGTCATCACCGTAGGAAGGTTTTTCTGCAAGTTTCTCAACTTGTTTGGAAAGAGATTCCAAATTAGACATACGATTTTTCTTTAAATCTTTAAAACTAGCCATACTTATTACTCCTTATTACGTTATATTATTATATTATTAAGTATCATACTATATCTTCCAACATCTCTCCTTTCTATAATGGAAGTTTTCCTGTTTTCTTTAACATATTCAGCTCTTGAGCCTCATATTCTATTTTATCTTTTATAGACTTATTTAGTAGTTTAGAAACCATCTCTATTTCACCATCTATATCTTCAGTATAGAGTAAAACAGCTTCCATATATGTAATTTTCTTCTCACTAACTATTTTTTCTATATCTAAAGAAATATCAATTGACATTATTTAATATCCTTTATCTTATCACATATCCCAAGTTTCTTTGCCTGTTTAGCACTTAACCAAACATCATGTGGTGGTAATAAATATTGTCTTATTTGTTTTTCCTTTAACTTTGTACACTTCTTATAATGTTTAATTACTCTCTCTGTAGTTAATTCATATTCTTTAACAGTAGAAAATAATTCATGTTCCTTACCATACATTCCCCATGTATATTGATGACTCATTATAGAAGTATTTGGTGTCAATATTCTATGTCCCTTTTCACCTGAAATAAATATTAAGAATGCTGCTGAAGCAACACAACCCAATCCTATCGTATGAATTGGTATCGGACTACCTCTTATTATATCAATAACAGCAAAAGCTGCATTTAATTCACCACCCACCGAATTGATTATCAATTTCAATTGTTTTGGTCGTGGATGTATTGTATTTTGTACTAAAATAAATGCAACTAAATCTTTGCACGCTTCATCAGTTACAGGACCCATGAATAAAAATATATCATGGTCTTCCGGTGTTATACTTGGATTTGTAGGTTTCGATTCATTAGCCATTTAAACTCCCGAGTAGAATATGTGATCTCCAATTTGTGTTATTCGTTTCATATGTTTTGTCCACCAAGGCTTTTTAATATAAACAGCATGATAATGAGTTGGCTTATCCTCATATATTTCAGAATGACTATAATAATTTTCTATTGTCCATTCTGAAACCTGTTGAGCCTTCTCCCACGCATTTCTTTCTTTTGGCCTATCTGGTAGGCCATCACAAAACCATGAAAAAGCACATGACCCATGTGTTTTTCTATAACCCTGT